AAAAATTAGTGGCTGGCTCTAATTACGATGTAAATATTAAGTTAGATGTTCGGAAGATAAACCAGCAGATAACTAATCTAGAAAGAAGAATATCAAAACTAAATGCGTTAGCACAGGGAAAAAAGGGCGATTCTAAAACATTATTGAAAAATGAAAGAGATAAGCAAGCGTTACTTTTAAAACAGGAGAGAACACAAAAAAGATTAAATAGAGAACTAGAAAAAACAAATAGATTAAAAAAAGAAAACTTAAATTTAACTAAACGAGAAACCAGAACGGGCACACCTACTAGAAAAACATCAAAAGGTAGACCTACTTCAAAAATACCTTTAGGTCCTAGCTCTCCACTTAACTTTAGTCCTATGGGTCAGATGCTTCCAGGAAAAGGAAGTACAGGTGGAAGCGGTGTTTTATCAGGAGCATTAATAAGTGGTGCATTTCCATTGTTATTTGGACAAGGACCATTAGGTGCTGCTGCTGGTTTTGGAGGTGGATTGATTGGTGGAAAGCTGGGAGGACAGACAGGAGGTTTTGCTGGAGGTCTAGTTGCTACCGCAGTATTAACTCAAATTCAACAAACAATAGATGCAACATCAAAATTAGGTCAAGCATTTAATATTTTAACTCCTGATGTTGAAGGACTTACTAAAGCTTTGGGAGCAAATGGAACAGAAAGACAAAAACAAATAGACTTAATTAAAAAGACAGAGGGAACACAAGCTGCATTAGCAGCCGTAACCCAGCAGATGAACCAGCAGATAGGAGAAAAAGGAGTTAAAAATTTAAAAGAATTTGGAGAAACCAGCAGACTAATAGGAAATGCTTTCCAGCTTTTAGGAACTAAGATGTTGGCAGCATTAGCACCTGTATTAAATTTACTTGCCAACCCTTTAAAAGTAGAGGCAGCCAGAGCCGAAACAGACAGACTTGCAGTTGTAGGAGGAGCAGAAACAGATCCAGAATTAAAGGCTTTACAAGCACAGTTATCAAGTATTACTTCGACTGGTGGAAGATCAGGTACAAAAAAAGCACAAGATAAGAAAAATCAAATACAAGCACAAATAGAAGCTAGAAAAGAAGAACTTGCATTGGTAGGAAAAAGTTTAGAAAGACAGACAACTATAAATATGATTGAAGATTCTAGGTTGAAGAAAATAAGACAACAAAATGATTTATTACAGGCAAAAATTGATGGTAACTATGAAGAAGTTTTATTGGCACAAGAACTTGATGCAAAGATAAAAGAAATGATTGAAGATGGAGCAACTTTAGAAGAACTAGACGTACAAAAAATTGAAAACTTACTAAAACAAAACAATGCACTAGAAAAACAAGCACAACAAGCCGAAATGATAAGACAGCAGTTTAAATCACTAGGTCAATCACTTGCCACAGATGTTGCCGATGGTCTACAGGGTCTTATTCGTGGTACATCTACATTGAACGATATGTTGAACAATGTACTGAACAAGCTAATTGATGCTGCATTTAACATGGCATTATTTGGCAATCCAGGTGGACAGTTAGGAGGAGGAGGATTATTTGGTTCGATATTTGGCTCAATATTTAGTGGTTTTGGTGGTGGCGGTGGTGGTTTACCAAGTTCTCAAGTATTAGGACAACAAGCAGCAAAAATGACAGGTATGCCTATGAAGTTACCAGCAGGATCTTTTGCAAATGGTGGATACGCACAAAAAGGTAAGTCTTATATAGTTGGGGAACGTGGTCCTGAATTATTTAGCCCCGGAGCAACTGGTGGTCAAGTTAGTCCAATGGGTTCAACAAATGTGGTAGTAAATGTAGATGCTTCTGGATCTTCTGTTGAGGGAGATGAAAACCAAGGAAGAGAGCTTGGTCGTTTAATTGCAGTTGCAGTACAATCTGAATTAATACAACAGAAACGACCTGGAGGTTTACTTGCATAATGGCTACGTTTCCCTCAATAAAACCTACATACGGAATCCGTAAAAAATCTCAACCGAATACTCGTACTATTCGTTTTGCTGATGGATATGAACATCGTCTTCTTTTTGGTTTAGCACAGCATCAAAACCCAAAAGAGTTTAGTTTTACTTACGAGGTTTCAGAAACTCAAGCAGACGAAATAGAAACATTTTTAGATGCTAGAGCAAATGATAGTGATAGTTTTAATTTTGCTGACGGATTTTTACCAGAAGAAACTGCTTCAAACTTTAAATTTGTTTGCGAAAATTGGACTAAATCAATACCGTACAATAATAGAGCCACTATCCAGGCCACATTTAGACAAGTATTTGAACCAGCATCATAATGACAGTTAACTCAGCAGTATTTAGCAACTTACAGGACATGAATCCTTCAGCGATTATTGAATTATTTACACTTCAGTTATCTACTGCATTACATGGTGCAAATACAATTTATAGATTTCACGCTGGTAGTAGCCTTAATGCTAACGGTCAAATCACCTGGGATGGTAATGCTTACCTTAGATTTCCTATACAGGCTTCTGGTTTTTCTTTTCAAAAAGGACAGTTACCTAGACCAAAATTGACGATAAGTAATGGAACAGGTTTAATATCAGCAATACTGTTAACTGTAAATGAAATTACAGCAGGAAATGATTTAACAGGAGCTAAAGTAACAAGAATAAGAACATTAGCAAAATTTCTTGATGCTGTTAATTTTAGTAATGGTACAAATGCAACTGCTGATCCCACAGCAGAATTTCCAAGGGAAGTATATTCGATAGATAGAAAATCCTCAGAAAACAGAGAAATAGTTGAATTTGAGCTTGCTGCTCCAACCGACCTTGCTGGAGTAATGATTCCAGGTAGACAGGCTACTCGTTCTATTTTCCCCTCTATTGGTACGTTTGCAGCATGACTTGGAAATACAAAGCACTACTTCACGCTAAGAGAGAAGACCCCAAAGAATCTTGTGGTTTATTGCTGAACCTTAAAGGAAAGGAAAAATATTATCCGTGCCGAAACTTATCTATGACAGACCATCAATGTTTTATTATGGACCCAGAAGATTATGTAAATGCAGATAATCTAGGCGAAATAATAGCTATTGTTCATAGTCATCCAATAACACCTCCTTCTCCTAGTCAAGCAGATAAAGTCAGTTGTGAACACAGTAAACTCCCGTGGTACATAGTAAATCCAAAAACAGAACAATGGGCGTATTTAGAACCATCAGGATACAAAGCACCTTTATTAGGTAGGCAGTGGGTTTGGGGTGTTACTGACTGTTGGAGTTTAGTTAGAGATTGGTATAGAGAAGAAAAAAACATAGTGCTTAAAGATTGGGATAGACCTGTAACCCCAGAAGAGTTTACACACAATCCACTATTTGAAAGTTGTGCCTGGAGAACTGGTTTTAGAGAATTAAGACCTGATGAAAAGCTAGAAGATGGAGATGTATTACTTATGAGCATCTTGCATCCAACTTTAAATCATGTAGCATTATTTTTTAAAGGTGATGTTATTCACCATTTAACCGATAGACTATCTTGTAGAGAACCTTACTCTGAATGGTTGTTAAAGTGCACAGGAAAGAGGTATCGTTATGCTTCGTAAATTAAAATTGTATGGAGAGTTAGCTAAATTTGTCGGACATAAGGAGTTTGAGATTAAAGTAAACAATGTTGCTCAAGCTGTTAGTTTTTTAGTACATAATTTTCCAGAAGTGGAAAAGCACATGAATCCAAAATATTATCAAATAAAAGTAGGTAGTTACGAAATTGGAAAAGAAGAAATAGCCTACCCAATAGGTAAAGAAGACATACACTTTGTTCCTGTCATAAGTGGTTCGGGAGGTGTGGGAAAAGCACTATTAGGAGTAGCTTTAATTGGATTAGCATTTGCTACTGGTGGATCAAGTTTAGCTTTAGGTTTTGGAGGTTTTACTGGTGGTGCTGGAATATCTGCAATAGTAGGAAATGTAGGTATAGCACTAACATTGATGGGAGTTAGTGAAATGCTTTTTCCCGTGCCACAACCTCCAAAATTTAGTTCTGAACAAGATCCTCAACTATCTTTTAGTTTTAGTGGTGTGCAAAATACATCAAGAGCAGGTACTCCTGTTCCAATAGTTTATGGTGAAATATTTACAGGAAGTGTTGTAATAAGTGCAGCAGTAGATACTAACCAAGTAGAAGGATGAAAGAAAAAATTAAATTTATTACGGGTTCTGGAGGAGGAGGAGGTTCTTCATCTTCAAAAACGCCATATCGTGCTCCTGACACTTTACATAGTAGACAGTTTGTTACTATTCAGGATTTAATATCTGAAGGCGAAATAGAAGGATTTTCTACTGCGTCAAAAGCAGAGTTAACAAAAGGAACAGCAGCATACGATAATGCAAGTTTGAAAGATGTATTTCTTAACGACACCCCAATATTACGTTCAACCGCATCAAACACTAATCCTGATGATACTGATTTCAACTTTCAAGAAGTAAAATTCAAGTCAAAATTTGGAACGTCTAACCAGACTGCGATGACTGGTATTCCAAACATTGATGAAAGTAGATCACCAACCATTGTGGGTGTTACTGTAGAAAATGAAGACGGAGCTACTAAATGGAAAGCAAGCAAAAGTTATACCGTTAATAATATAGTCAAATCTGGTAAAGAAGATGCTGACGATGAACTTGTTTTTAAATGTACAGTTGCAGGTCAAAGTGGATCAAATGAACCTGCTGCTTTTACATCGGATTCTATTTCTATTGGAGACACAATTACTGATAACGGAGTTACCTGGACAGTACAAGGTGCTGGAATAGCTGATGCGGTAGTTAGACAAATTGTTGCAAAGAGTCCAGAAAGTGCAAATGCAGATGCCGTAATTGTTACTTTAACTTGGCCTCAGATTCAAAAGTTTGAAACTGATGGGGATATAAGAGGTATGACAGTAAAGTACAAAATACAAGTTCAATATAATAATGGTGGATTTACTGACGTTATTAATAAAAAAGTTAGCGGAAGAACAGGAGATGCTTACTCTAGAGATCATAGGATAGATATTACAGGTGCATTTCCCGTTGATATAAGAGTTGTTCGCATAACAAAAACCAGTACAAACACACAACACATAAACGCTTTTCAATGGACAAGTCTTCAAGAAGTAGTTGACATAAATTCAACCTACCCAGATAGTGCTTATGTAGGTCTTCGTTTGGATAGTAAACAATTTAATCGTATTCCGACTAGAAAATATCGTATTAGAGGAATAAAAGTAAGAATCCCAGGAGCAGGAGCTTCTAATTCTGGCACTCCCACTGTTGATATACAAACAGGAAGAATAGTTTATCCAGACGGTTATATTTTTAATGGAGTTATGGGTGCTGCTGTATGGACCTCGTGCCCTAGCATGATACTACTTGATTTACTTACGAACACAAGGTATGGCCTGGGTAATCATATTGTTGATACTAATTTAGATTTATTTAGTTTTGTGGCTGCCAGTAAGTATGCTAATGAATTAGTAGATGATGGTGAAGGCTCAGATACAAAAGAGGCTAGGTTTAGTTGCAATGTAAATATTCAAAGTCCTAAAGAAGCATTTGCAGCAATAAATGATTTATCTGGAGTTATGAGATGTATGCCAATTTGGTCTGCTGGTTCAATTAATATTTCTCAAGATAAACCTACAACAGCAAGTTATCTATTTAATTTAGCCAATGTAGGAGAAGGAGGTTTTTCTTATTCGGGAAGCAGTTTAAAAACTAGACATAGTGTTATTTCTGTCAGTTATTTTAATATGGATTCCCGTGAAGTTGATTTTGAAGTAGTAGAAGATGCAGCAGCAATAGCAAAATTTGGAACGCTAATAAAGCAAGTAAAAGCATTTGCCTGTACCTCACGCAATCAGGCTGCAAGATTGGGTCGTGCAATACTTTTTGCTGAACAGAATGAAAGTGAAACAATCACATTTACAACTTCAATAGATGCAGGGATAGCTGTTAGACCAGGTTCTGTTATTGAAATAAACGATCCAGTGAGAGCAGGAGCTAGAAGAGGTGGTCGTGTAGTATCTGCAACAAATGATGAAATAACCATTGATGCTGTTGCACAAACAACTTTACCTGATCCAAATGACAATCCAACTATCAGTGTAATTCTGTCTGACGGTACAGTAGAAGTAGGCACTATATCAGATATGACAGGTGCAAAGATTACTGTAAATAGTGTGGATAAAATAAACGATCAAGGTGAAAAAGTTACACAGTCTACATTTTCATCAGCACCTCTTACAAATTCTCCCTACTTAATTTCTAGTACAAATTTGCAAACTCAACTATTTAGAGTAATTCAAGTTGAAGAGCAAAATGATATTAATTATGTAATAACAGCTTTATCGTATGTAGAAGGAAAATACAATTTTATTGAAAATAATACTCCATTACCTCCACGAAAAGTATCATTATTAAATGAACTTAAAGATCCTCCAAGTAACTTAACAGTTACAGAAACAACTGTTGTTATTAATAATCTTGCTCATAGTAAACTTATTGTGGATTGGCAGCCTGTTGATGGAGTATCGCAATATTTGGTCAATTACAAACTAGAGGATGGAAACTATGTATCTCAAAATGTTTTTAGTAGTGATTTTGAATTATTAGACACCGTTAAAGGTACTTATACTATTCAAGTTTTTTCATATAATGCAGCACTAAATTTATCTGCAAATCCAACTGAAATAGAATTTACTGCTGAAGGTAAAACAGCTTTACCAGAAAATGTTTCGGGCTTAACTATTGAACCGATTAATGAACAATTTGTAAGACTAAGATTTACTCAAGCAACTGCTATAGATGTTTTACATGGTGGCAGGGTGTACATAAGACACTCTAATCAGACAGGAGCAAATGCTACTTTCCAATCTGCACAAGATGTTATTGAAGCCGTAGCTGGTAATTCAACTGAAGCTATTGTTCCTGCACTTGTCGGTACTTACCTGTTGAAATTTCAAGATGATGGTGGAAGATTTAGTCCTACAGAGGCAAAAGTAGAATTATCCTTAGTTGATATTGTAGATTCAATTCTTGTAAAAGAAGATAGAGAGGATACTGACAGTACACCTTACAACGGATCAAAAACAAACGTTGTTTATGACTCAGATCTTGGAGGATTAAAAATTGTAGATACAACAACAAGTACCACAGGAACGTATGATTTCGTAGATACTCTTGATCTAGGTGGTACTTTTTCACTAACTTTAAAAAGACATTTTCAAGGCGAAGGTTTTTATGTAGGAGATGCCTTTGATAATAGAACAGAATTGATTGATACTTGGACAGATTTTGATGGAACTGTTGCTAATGAAGCCAACGCAAAAATAGCTGTGCGAACCACAACAGATGATCCATCAGGTTCACCTACTTATGGGCCGTTTAATGATTTTGCTAATGGTACATTTAAGGGTAGAGGATTTCAATTTAGGATTACTTTAAATACAGCAGATGTAGCACAGAATATGAATTTACAGCAAGCTGGATACCTAGCATCAATGCCAGTAAGGACTGAACAGTCTTCTGTAATTGCATCAGGGGCAGGAGCAAAAACAGTTACTTTTGCATCACCATTTTTTGTTGGTACATCTGGCATCACAGGTATTCCAAAACCTTCTGTTAATATTTCTCCTCAAAACATGGCAACAGGAGATTTTTATGAGTTACTAGATAGTAATATTTCTGGAACGCAATTTATAGTTCACTTTAAAAATTCAAGTGGTGCTAGTATTAATAGGAACTTTACCTACAACGCTGTTGGTTTTGGTAAAGGAGGTTAACATGGAGGAAAATAGTATTTAACTGTGGCTGACGTTACAAACTACACAATCGAAAATGCTTCTGGAGCCAATGTAAGAACTGATCTTAATAATGTTTTTGCTGCGATCCAATCAAGTAATTCTAAATCTACTGACCTAGTAGCAAGTCAGTGCGTAGCTGGTATGCTTTTTTTAAATACAAGTGGAAGTAAAATTTTAAAAATAAGAAATTCAACTAATGGTGCTTTTACTGAAATAGGAAGTATTGACAGTGCTAATTTAGGTTTGCTACCAAGAGCAGGTGGCACGATGACAGGTCAATTATTTGTAGATGATTCTAGTAGTGCTTCTACTCCTGGTTTATCCTTTGATACAGATTCAGATACAGGGCTATTTAGAAAATCGGCTAACAAAATTGGTTTAAGCACTGCTGGTACTGAACAAATGTTCTTTGATGCCGATGGTATTACTTTACAGTTACGAAATAATCTTAGATTTGCCGATTCTGATAGTTCCCATTACATAGGTTTAAGAGCACCAGCAACGGTTTCGAGTAATGTTACCCTCACTCTACCTGCTACAGATACACCTGTTGCAGGGTACGCTTTAGTATCCGATGGATCAGGAACATTAAGCTGGGGTGTAGCTGGTGGTGCTAGTAATGGAGTTTTTTGGGAAAACAATCAAACTATTACAAGTGATTACACCATCACAAACAATAAAAACGCTGGCAGCTTTGGCCCAATTACTATACAATCAGGAGTAACAGTTACCGTTGGATCTGGTGAAACCTGGACAGTTGTTTAAATTATGAGCCAAATTAAAGTTGACAGTGTAGTTCCAAGAGGAGGCATACCATCTGGGGCTGATGGTGGTGGAGTAATCCAAACTGTATTTGAACAAAAAACAAGTGATTATTCAACATCAAATGATGATCAATTTAATGACATCTCAGGTCTGTCAGCAACAATTACACCATCTTCAAGTTCAAGTAAAATTTTAGTTACAGTTTCTCTTACTTATAATGGAAGTAGTAATGCAAATATACTTTTTAGACTAATAAGGGGGTCATCAACTGCTCTTGGTAACTATACTGGTAGTATTTCTGCGTTGGCTACAGCTATTGCGGGATGTAAAATTACTTCAAATAGGCCAGCCCCTACAACTTTTCAGTTTTTAGATAGTCCTTCAACAACTTCATCAACATCATATAAAGTTCAGGAGTATCATAGTGCTGGGACTTTTGCTTTAAATAGTATTAATGCTTCTAATGGTTTTTCTGGTACAAGCATGATCGTATTACAGGAGGTGTCAGGATGAGTTACGATCACGAAGCAATTTATAAAGCATATGCTGGTGTTGTGGTAACTATTGATGGAGATCAAGGCTGTTTTGATAAGTCAGGAAATAAGGTAACAATAGAGCAATCAAAGGTAGATGCTGCAAGAGTTGAATTAGATAAATTAAAATATAGAGATGATAGAACAGAAAATGGTTCTACTGTTTACGCTTCTTTCGGAGATCAACTTGATATGTTGTATAAAGATATTGTTGCTGGTAAATTAGATACAACTGGAACGTGGGCTACCCACATCAAAGCAGTTAAAGACGCAAATCCTAAAACATGAGTACATTATCAGTCGGTACAATTAAAAGTGCTTCGTCAGCAGCACCAGTATTTCAGAACAGTTCTGGAACACAGGTTGGAACTTTATGTAGAGCTTGGGTAAGTTTTGATGGATTTACACAATCAAAACGAGATGATTTCAATGTAAGTACGATTACTGACGTTGCTACTGGAAGATATAGAATTAATTTTACAAATGCTTTGCCTAATGCTAATTATTGTGCTGTAGCTATGGTTGGAAATTTTGAGTCAACAACAACTGCAAACACAAGTGTTAATACTGATGGAACAAGATCAACGACACAATTTGCTATAAGAGTAGTATCAGGAGACGCTAATACTGCTGATAAAAGAGATATTAATCTTGCATTTTTTGCTGAATAACTATGTCCACACTTAAAGTCAACACAATCCAAACAACAAGCGGTGGTTCTAGTTCCACCCCAGAACAAATCCAACAAGGTCGTGCAAAAGCATGGGTAAATTTTGATGGTACATCAAGTGGTACTAATAAAACAATTAGAGATGATTTTAATGTAAGTACAGTTGTTGATAATGCTTCAGGAGATTACACAGTAAACTTTTCTACTGCAATGGCAAACAATAATTATTCCGTAGCTTGTACACAAACTGCTGCAAATGGTTCTTCACAAGCAGTTTTAGGTGTTGAAACAGATCACGCAACTGCTTTTTCAACGGGCTCTATAAGGGTGCAATGTATAAAAACCAGTAGTAGTGGTGGTGTAGATCGAAGTGTTTGTTGTGTTACTGTTTTTGGCGATTAATAATTTTTTGATATACTAAAAGAAAAAGCTTATGGCAAATTCTGATTACAGATTCATTTGGACAAGAGATGACGGAGGTATATCAATAGCTTCTCCTTCAGATAACTGTCCTCTTACTTTAGAACAAATAAAAGATAAGGATTGTCCAAAGGACAGGCCAGTTTATACTGTAAGTGCATCTTCAGTTCCTAATGATAGGAGTTTTAGAAATGCCTGGACTTATACGGAGTAAAAAATGGGATTTGGTATTGACATGGCAAAAGCCAGAGAAATTCACAAAACAAACATAAGAGAAGCAAGAGCACCAAAACTTGCAGAGCTTGATGTTGAATTTCAAAAAGCATTAGAAACTGGTGCGTCAACAACAGATATTGTTGCTAAAAAACAGGCATTGAGAGATGCTCCTGCTGATTCTGGTATTGAGGCAGCTTCAGACGAAGCAGCACTCAAAGCACAATGGAAAACTGATATACTAGGCACATCTCCATATAGCTAATGGCAATAGCACCTGGAACATACAATATGACCGTTCAAAGAAGGTCAGATCATAATATTCAACTTGTTTTTAAAGATTCAAATAATGCTGCAATAGATTTAACAGGATACACTGTAGAGGCACAGGTTTGGGAAGAAACTCGTACCACGAAATATGCTGACTTTGGAGTTACTTATACAGATAGAGCTAATGGAAAAATAGATATAGCACTTACAGATACGCAAACTGCTACTTTTTCCCCAGAACTTTTAAAATATGATGTATTACTTACAGATACAAACGGATTAAAAGAGTATTATTTAGAGGGTAATATATTTATGAG